GTCATATCCAAGGTATCTTGTACCATATCGAACAAAGTTTTATTTCCGGCCACAAACGATGGAATAATAAACCCGGTATCTTCCAAAACGCCTGTTTGCAATTGAAAATCGGACGCAAGCATCTCAATAAATTCGCCCGCAGTCCGACTCGTGAAAACATACGCATCTTTATTCTTGAAATACCGTAACTGGTCATAGGCCACAACATCAATGATTCCATCCTTTGTCCTCTTTTTCGTGAATACAAAACCATAAAAAACATTTTCACCGTTCACTTTTAACCGCACCGGATTTCCCTCTTGAAAGTTGATAATACCGTCTTTCGCCACACTGAATTTCAGCTCACCGGGAACGCCTTTTCTATCAGTTTGCCACGTCACACCATCCTCAACGGCGGGCAAATACAATATCGACTTATTTTCAATCAAAAGTTCATAATTCATCAAATACCCCCTATTTGGCCGGAATAGTTAACACTTGACCGGGATAAATCAAATTCGGGTTCGTAACAATGCCACTGTTTGCTTCTGCAAGAAGCTTGTACTTTGAACCATCACCATAGAATCTTTTCGCAATGTTCCAAAGATTATCTCCCGAAACGACTGTATATGCTTTTGCTGACGAAGGGGCGGGTGCCTTTGTTATCTCTCTTGTTGCCTGAATGGCCGCCTGCGGCGTTTCATCTGCGAAAACAATATTGACAATCTTTGCCCCATAATCCCTGTACTGCTTCAATTTGATTGAAACAACCGCATCTAAGCCTTGTCTTGAATCCTCATTGATGGTGTAGTCCTCAAGTGAAACCTTAATATTTGTACTGTGTAAAGGAAATCCCGCCGGGGTTTCTCTTGTCACAATAAACTGAAAAGGTTCTTGACTTACTTTCAGTAATTCCAACTGGTCAAGAAAGATTTTCGCCCTTTGAAACCCGCTTTTGTATATCGCAAAAGGGTATTGCTGATTCGGCAGAAGGGCTTCAAAGCTAAGGCCTGATAACCCGGCCTTTTTCAAAAGATTAATCTCACCTTCATTGATAAGTGTTAACGTTTTGTTTTGATTCTCAACTTTCAATTGCAGCTTTCCGGGTGCAATTGGTAATAACAATTTGTCCAAATAAAAGAAATACGCCATTACGCATGCACCCCCTCCGCCGCTCTCTCCATCGCTTCATTTACGCCGACTGCCAAATCATTAATCATACCGTCAATGTCCATTCCTGAACTGATACTATTGTTATTATTCATTTCCACCCGAATTTCCGCAGTAGTGAAACGGTTGATTGTTTCTTGTTCGGCGAAATCACGCAGGTATTTCAAATCTTCCTCTGTGATTGCCATGGAATCCGCCATACTGCCTGTATTCCCTGCGATATCTTCGAGATTCCAAGCCATAGATGAAAAATCATCATAAATATCGCCTGCTCCGCCCTTGCCTCCAACACTGTTGCCAAAATTGTAACCCTCCTTGAAAGCGTTTTCATATTCGAATCGTCCAAGATGAAAGTCCGCCGCCGATATTTGTGACATAACTTCAATTCCGCTTCCATAGACACCCTCAACTTTGCTTTTCAAGCTGTCTCTCCACCCCTGAACCGTTCCAGAAAGGTTTTGCCCAAAGACAGTGTCAATGGCTCCGGCTATTGACTGGAGTATAGAAAGCACCGTATCAGCCAAGTCAAAGAATAATCTCACATTCGCGCCCACCGGGTCATTGAACGCATTCGCAAAGAAATTTGCAAATATAGCAATGAAGTTCCAAACCCCCGTAAAGGCATCAATCACAAAGTTGACCAGAGAAATGAATATATTCGCAATAAACGCTGCCGCAACAGCCAACGCCCCCACAATAATCCCTGTTGCGGATAATGTTGAACCTGTCACCTTATTGATTGCCGCTACAACCGCATATATCGCCGCTATAATCGCTATGATGACTAATAGAACCCAAGTAATAGGAGAAGCCAGAATGGCAGCGTTTAAGCCATATTGTGCAGCAGTCTGCGCAAATGTCGCCTCTGTTGCCAACATGATTGCCGCTGCATGAACACTTTCAGCAATTGCGGACGCCGCTTTCAATCCATTGTAGATACCAAGCACCACAACATAAGCGCCCAACGCCACAACCACACCAATCACAAGCGGCTCAATAATCGCCCAGCTCTGGGCAAGTGTACTAATTGCACCAAGGAGGGGTTCAGATGCCTTTGTCATTCGATTCATTACGCCTGTCCAAACCTGTGCCCATGTCATCGGCATAGACTCAAACTGTGTATTTATATCCCCCGCAGCAGCCAGCATTGCATTCTTGACAACCTCCGCTGACAATTCGCCATCTTTTGCCATAGCCCGGATTTGCCCACGAGGGACATCGAGGTAATCGGCAATATTCTGGATTACACTTGGTGCATTGCTGAACACGGCATTTAAGTCCTGCCCTCGAAGAACCCCGCTTGATAATGCTTGTGTCAGGTTGTACATAACCGACTCAACGGCCTGCGCATTTGCTCCCGATAGCACAAAACTTTTGTTCAACGCCTCAGAGAACGCAATCAGCTCATCATTGCTACCAAATGCATCACCCGCCTGTGTACCAAGTCGCGCAACCATATCCGCTGTTGCTTGATATGCCGCCCGTGAACGTTGTGCAGATGCAAAAATTTTGTCTTGCAGCTCTTTTGTTGTTTGTAAACCATCGTTCATCATGTTCAGCCTTGCGGTTGTCTGCGCTGTGGCGTCAGATAGAGCAACTAATTTTTGAACACCTTGAAAACTCGCATATGCCGCAACCATGCTAAAAACCTTACCACCGAGGCCAGCCATTGCAGAACTGCCTTCATGAACTGTACGGTTATAGCGCTCTTGGGCAGTTGTATTTTGTCTGGTGTTTGCAGCCATTTCCTCAAGTTCAACATTCGCCAAATCAATTGACCTTCTCGCATTATCAAATGCTCCTGTATCGAACCCCTGACTAACAGCTCCATCAACCCCTTGCAACGCTGATATTGTCTGCTCGACAGCAGAGATGATATTGTGCAATGGGCTGGACATTCTGTCCGCAATCGCAATCTGCGCATTAATGCTTGACACGTGATTTCCCCCTTCCTTTCAGTTTTTTCTGTTCTTTTTTATCCAACTCCTGTCGCACTTGAATGGAGGCCACAATAAAAGCTTTTTCCTTTTCGTCCATCTCAAGAAAAACAGAAGGTAAAATATGAAGTTTGTGAAGACAATGATGTGCACAGAGAGCCTCAAAGTCTTCACTGATTAGTTTTTTGCTTTTTCAATATCTTCTGCAATATCTGAAAAACCGGAAATGCGCTGAATAAATTCTGCAAATGCGCCATATTCACCGGGGTCGTCGACCATTTCCTTCAGAAGTGCTTCAGGCGACGCGACTCCATAAGAGTCTTGAAGCTCTTTATCATATAGATTCGGTTCGACAACGGCCGCACAAATCATTCTTACCATATACAGGGACGTATTTACTTTTGGTCTATATAGGTTGGGTTTCCCTTTTACGGGAACATCGACCGTACAATCTTCCCTGATTGCATCATTCTGCACGGTATTTAATGGCTTGATTTTCCACATCAAAGGCTTCCCCTCCTCATCCAACAGTGATTTAGTCGCCGCGTAAGTTGCATTCTCTTTCTGAATCTTGTTTTGTTTCATGAATCTATTAAAAGTTGACATTTGTTTTCCACCTTTCTTTTTCAAAAAATAATAAAAATAACCCCCTATTGTATGTTTGAATAGGGGGCTGCATATTTAAATCATGCCTGTGAGATTTGCGAAAGCTTCCGGCATCTTAAAATCCTCAAAAGTAAAATTCATATCTTCGTCAAGGTATTCACCGTCTGCATCAAATTTCGCTAAAACACCACCGTCAATATTGCAATCGACAAACACTATTGTTTGCCTACCCGCTGAACTTGTGGGGTCTTCGTTGCTGACCTGAATTTCAAAATACATATCTTCTCCTGTATTCTTGAAATCAAGCATCATCTGTCTAAAAATACTTGTGTTGTAATGGAACGTTGCTGAACCGCTCCCGTTCCAACCTGTGGATTTATTACCGGCTCCAGTCCTTCCCAGAATCGGAACTTGTGTCTTTGTCTTCTCAAAGTTTGCTTCGAAGTCAATCGCTTGCATGAAATTGTATCGGTTTGTACCGATTGTGACAAAGCATTCCGCCAGTTTGGCCGAAATGGTATCTTTTGCATTCATCGTTATATTATTAGGCATTTTTCATCTCTCCTTTCCTTAGGCGATGCTTACCGTCATGTATAGTTTTTCCATTGCGTTAACTACCGTCACAAGATCAGTTACAAGAACCGCCTTTTTGCTGTTGCCCTGCTCAACAATCACGTCCGCATCCGTAAAGTTTTCAATCGCCCTAATTTCTTGCAACTGCTGGTGATGTTGAACGATATTAGACCAAAGACTGGTTCTACCGCTTGCATCATTCGGAACAACGCCAAGAAATCTTGTGTTAAACATCACGGCAATATCATTTGCAATCTGGTCAATCACACGAATCGTCTGATTCTCTTTAAATACGTCTCCTTTTGTGTCACTGGTAGTCACTAGGCTGTTGATATCCGAAAGAACACGTACTTCCGTACCAACCATATGAAGGACAAATTCGCCGTCAAGAATCGCCTTGGTAAGCTGTGCTTGCGTGAAGTTGCTGATAACTGTAAATTCTCCGCCATATCTACGATTCAATGCTGACCGGTTGACTTCTGTTCCCGCCTGTAATCCTGTAACCCACGATACCAAAGACGCAACAGAGTAATCCTCATCATTTATATCATTCTTTAGATTAATGACACCTTCATAATCCGCAGGCATATTGTGTAATACCACTTGGAACTTCGCGCCCACTTCATCGCGCATACGCTTATTATAGTTTGCGTAAAGCTGCTTGATTGCCGCTTCTGTAGTAATCACACCCATAGTATTAAATGAATAAGACTCAATCTTATCCAGATAAGTCTGATGCGCGGAGCCGTCAACCACTCCATTTGTGCCGCCCGCCAGACCAACTCCCGCAATTGCTGAAAGAGAAGCCGCCTTTTTCCATATGACAAAATCATTATCAACCAGTTCTGCCGCAGAAACTACGGTTTGGCGGTCAACTGTCGCCGTCCCTAAATTTAAGGTAACGTCGAACATGGCATTATCATCAATGTTTGGTTGAATGATAACTTTCAAATCATTACCTCTCACACCGCTGTATTTTGCTGTGGCGTAATCATTCGTCGCTTTCTCTCCACTGTTCAAACGATATGCATACAGCGTTTTCAAATTCAAAAATAAGTCCCGCAAACCTTTCAATTTATCATTCGTATAATCATAGCCAAAGATTCTCAAGCTATTTTTCTGAAAATCTGCATTTGTTACCTCAAACACTTCACCGTCAATACCCCAGTCCAGCTCAAGTGGCATTGTTGCATATCCCCTATCACTGAGCGTCGCACTCGCTCTTGCAACAGAAATAAAGTTGATATACGTACCGGGAAGTACTTTGTTCTGTGTCAAAAATGTACCGCCACCAAGTGCCATATCATTTCACCTTTCCTTTCATAAGTCCTTCAAGCCTTGCCTTCGCCTCATCAATGGTAAGTTCTTCACCATCTTGAATGACTGCGCCCAAGGCATCTTTCCTGTTCGCGAATATGGCCGCGGCCAGTAGTTGTTCTTTCGAAAACTTCATTGCTCCAACAGCCGTTTCTTTCTTTGTTGTCATTCTCACTCTTCCTCTCTCACACTCGTGATAATCTTATGAGTTTCCATCGTGGCTTCTTCAGTCCTGACTTTATACACAAACAGGTCAAAATTCACCTGAAAGTTCAAAACATCATCTACTACTTCACCGCCCATTCCTGTTCCCCTAACCAAGTCACCATCAACGGTAATCAATTCAAGACTACAAAACAGCCTTTCTGTTACTGCGTGGCATTCACTCCGGCTATCCTTTGCAAAAGGGAAATATTGAATCATGAACTGATTCGTTCGAAGATAACGCTTCCCAAGGAACCGGCCACTTGTGGGATTCAGACACAAAATAGAAAAACAAGGCTCTTTCAAACCTTGTTCCACGGATTCCGTATATATAGCATAGCCTGCGCCAAATTCCTGATAGATTGCCTCACTTATTCCATCTATTATTTTATTTATCATCTGAAACAATCCCCCAGCATCTTCTTGACTTTCGCTTCCAGTATGGCTGGTGTAGCGCGTTCAATTTCTTTTGCAGAAATTGTCATCATAAACTTGCCTTCTACCCAACCTTTGCCACCTCTTGTTCTGTGCCCATGTTCAACGTAAGAGGCATATTCGGTGTTATTTGTCAATTCAATCACATAGCTATCGCCAACCCTCAAAATCGGCAAAGATTGCGCGTATTGCTCATATTGCTCACGATTCGTGGCAGACTGTCCTGCTGTCCACCCTCTACGAAGCGTACCGCCAACTTTACCGCTTGCGTTTTTTACTTTCTTGGTGTAGACATCACCTTTTCTGTGATTCTTTGAATTGCGCTTTGCTACAACTTCTACCGTTCTGCGGTAATCACCCACAGGAGTTCTTTTCACAACTTTGGCGAGTAGCCTTGCCGCAATCTCTTTCGCGCAGCCTTCAATAAAAACACT